ACAAGAATGGTGGGGAAAAATAGATAATATAGAAGAAAAACTTGAGGAGTTAAGCTAAGATGATAGAGCATTTATCAAATAAAAAGGTTGTTTTAGACACCTGTTTTATAGGCGCTCTTTTAAATAGACAACACTCTCACTATCGCCGCGCAAATGAGATATATGACACCTTAACGGATAAAAGTCACTCTGTTCAAATCATGATACCTACTATTGTTTTAGCCGAGATGTCCGGACTAGGTCTAGAAGAAAATGCTGTAAATGATTTTCTAAAGAGTGGGCATTTTCAAATTAAAGCTCATACTTCTAGGCCAGCTTATGATACTAAGCCTGTAATGGGGATTTTAAAATCTTGTGGTAGAAGTGAATACAAAAGAAACCGAAATTCAAATGACTATGGTAAAAAATGGGACGAATTCACTGACGATATAAAAATTATAACCATCGCAAAAAATATTGGGGCTGATTATATATTGACTTTTGATAAGTTTTTTATTGAATCTTCTGCCGAATTAAATGCTGCTGGCTATTATGAAACTAAAGCTGTAGATATTAGTACAAATGAAGGTTTAGCTGAGCTCAATGGCGGACAGAGTTCTCTGCCGTTTAATGATGAATTATAGAAAAAATAACACTCATCAAAAAGTGCTATTTCCTGTAATTCTTTAAGCCAGTTCTTCATTGCAGTACTAGCAATAATCTTTATTTATTTTGCGAATTTTTTTGCACCTTTTTAAAACTTATGCTATAATATACTCAAGGGAATAATGGGCAATCTATCAGTTCGAAATAACCAAGTTGAGCGTGCCGTGTATTTAGAGTGGCGTGTCAAAAGGTTCGAACTGCACATTTAAAGCTACTCCTTGCTCCCATTAGCAAGAAATAACTTATGCGTTCAGCTTGGTTTTTATGATATAATTAATATAGATAACACGGATTCCGATTTTTACGGAGTCTTTTTTTATTGGAGGAAATATGGCTAAAAAAAGCGAGAAGAAAAAAGTTGGAAGACCTACGAAATATGATCAAAAATATTGTGGGGAGCTTATAAAGTTTTTTAGCGTAGATGCGACAAGAGTGGTTGAAGATATGCGTAAACTTAGTGCTGATGGTGGTAGTGCAAGTATTATAAAAAGGCGAGTCTCTAATGAGATGCCAACTTTTGCGAAATTTGCAAGAAAAATAGGGGTTAACCAGGATACATTACATGAATGGAAGAAAAAGCACAAAGAATTTTCCGAAACCTACAAGCAGGCGAAAGAATTGCAGGAGGAGTTTTTGATCAATATTGGCTTGAGTGGAGTAACAAGCGCAAGTTTTGTAATTTTTGCAATGAAGAATATTTGCGGTTGGCGTGATGAAAAGGATTTGAAGATTAAGGCTCAAAAAGAAAAGGATTTAAGCGATGCCGAACTTGACGACGCAATCTTTAACTGATAAAGAGTTAACAAGAGCAGATATTTTGCGAGTTTGCGAGAAATATCGCCACGATAAACCCTTTTTGCGTAAAGTTTTAAGGGGGATTTTTAAGCGACCCGAAAATATTCATTTATTTGGTTGGTTTATTTCAAAAGAATATATCGAACTGGAAACGCCGGATTTTCACAAGCAGATTTTGAGAGAGATTAGTAGTGGAAATTCAAGAGTAGCGATTTGTGCACCTCGTGGCCACGCTAAGTCAACGATTGTTAACTTTACCTATGCACTTTGGGCGACGGTTCAAGAAAAGGTGCGGTTTGGTTTAATTATCAGTGATACTGTGACGCAGAGTGTGGAGTTTGTGAATGCGTTGCGTGATGAGATTGATAGTAATATCCGTTTAAAGTGGCTTTACGGTGATTTAACTGGCGAACTGTGGCGAGACGGCGATATTAAAACTGCAAGTGGTGTGAGATGGACTGCAAAAGGGGCTGGAATGAAAATTCGTGGTATCCGAGACGGCTCAGCTCGCCCTGATTTGATTATCTTCGACGATTTGGAAAATGACGAACAAGTTGCAACGGCTTATCAGCGTAAGAAATTAAAAAATTGGTTTCGAAAAGCAGCAATGCCAGCGTTGAGTCGAAAAGGGCGAATTATTATGATTGGAACGATCTTACATTACGACTCGCTTTTACAAAATATTTTAGATGGCAAGGAGGGTTTTAGAAGTTGGCGAACGATGCTATTTTCTGCAATTATGAAAGACAAGAAAGGTAAAGAGTTTGCTTTATGGCCGGAACATATGAATTTAAAAGAGTTAAAAGCTTTGCGTGACGATCCGAATCACCCAAAATATGTGGGCTCGATTGTGTTTGCTCAAGAGTATCAAAATAAGCCGCTTAGTGAAGATGACTTGATCGTGAAGCCTGAAAATATTAAGTGGATTGATGAACTACCTGAAAATACGGTGATTCGAAGAACGGTTTTGGCGATTGACCCGGCTGTTTCGCAACGAGACACTGCCGACCCAACCGCAAAAGTGGTGGCGAGCCTTGATCAATTTGGTAATGTATTTGTGCGTTATGTTGGTAATGATCGATTTAGCGTTTCAGAGAATGGGGCGGATATTCAAAGGTTGAACGCGAGATTTTCGCCTGAGAGAATTGGAATTGAAGAAGGAGCATTAGGGTTAGTGTTTAAAGATCTATTAGCTGGATTACCTTTAGTTGGGTTAAAAGCTAATGCCGATAAAACTTCACGTTTGATTAGTGTTAGCCGTTTTTTTGAATCTGGAAAGATTTATTTTTTGCAAAACGCAAATAAAATTCAGGATTTACACGATCAGCTGATGGAATTTCCGAATGGAGCACACGATGATATGGTGGATGCGATGGTTTATGCAATTCGGATGTTACTGGTGGATGGGCAGAAGTTGGTGAGTGCGGAGGATTTTGTTTTGAGTTAGTTTGTAAAAGGGGGTTATAGAACTAACTAAAGGTGTAGTGTGATATAATATATAATGTATGATTACCAAGAAATCTTATAAATTTACAAAATGGCTTTATGATAATTATTGTAAAGATGCCTCATTTACCCCTATCATGTTGAGGTTTAAAAGACATATTATTGACAATAATAAGGTTAGTGATGAGTACTATTTAGACAGTGTACATCCCCATACGCTATATGGAGATGAATATGAGCAAGATATAAAAAACCAACTAACTAAGCTATATAGCGGTTCGGATGCTTGTATTTTTGTACAATGTATTAAGTACCTTATAGATGAAAATATTTTGAATGGAGAAATTAAATATACTTTGAATGGACTAAGTGTGACATTTTCAAATATTACACTTACTTCTACTGGCATTAGGATAGTGGAAAGCACTAATAAGGATGGCTATCCATCGACAAAGGAGAAGGCATCAATTGTATTTAACACGAATTTTAGTATTTTTGGCGGTATTAAGTTTAAAGTTGAATTGATTGAATGGTTTAAAAAAGCATTTAGCTGGCTAAAGTCAAAAATATTTCGAAAATAGTCTTTTTGTGATATAATCAGAATAGAATATACGGCTCATCACGAAAGTGGTGGGCTTTTTCTGTTGGTTAAAAATAGGAGAAGAGATGTTTGGCAGAAAAAAGATTGAAGAATTGCAAAAAGAAATCGGTAGCACGATAAGTGGCAGCCTGATTTTTGGTGATTACGAGCAGGAGATGAATGCTTGGAATCGAGAGCGGAAGATTCGAGATTATCGTGAAATGATGAAAGACCCGACAGTTGAAGGTTTGTTCAATATTGTCACGATGCCGATTTTAGCGAGTGAATATCAGATTGTGGCGGAAGATGAAAACGAAAACTCAAAAATACAAGCAGATTTTGTGCGAAAGAACCTTTTTGAAAGTAGTTTTAAGGGTGGAATTGAAACACCATTTGATCTATTCTTAGATGAGGCGATGTTGGCTTTAGTTGATGGTTTTGCTGTTTGGGAAAAAATATATCGCTTAAATAAAGATGGTAAATTGGAGCTTAAAAAATTGGCTCTAAGGGATAGCTTGAGTGTGGAGCTAAAAGCTGAAAAGGGTGAATATATTGGAGTTAAACAGACTTTGGAAAATGGTGGGGTGGTGGAAATTCCGGCGTATAAAACATTTTTATTTACTCACAACAAGAAATTTAACAGATTGTATGGCCGAAGTATTTTAAACTCTCTTTATAAAAACTACGATAAAAAGCAAAAGTTGGAATATTTAGATTCAATCGCCTTGCAAAATGATGCAATTAAGCCAAAGATTTTAACTGAAACACAAGAGCATTTGGGCGTGGATTCTGGAGTAATGCGAAAAATAATTCACGCAATCGGTAAATTTGGTAAAACTAACTCGGCGGTTAGCGTGCCGTTTGGCTATGATATCAAAACACTGGAAAGCGATGGCCGAGATCCACACCAAAGCATTGAACGCCAAAAAAGTGAAATGGCTTTTGCCTTCATGGCGAATTTTATGCTTTTAGGAACGCAAGGTAAAAGTTCGAGCGGAAGTTATGCACTGTCGAACACGCAAGCTGGTATTTTTCAGATGAGCTTGCAGAGTATTTTGGATAAATTGGAGGCACACATTAACCAATATATTATTGCTGACCTGATTGACTTGAATTTTGCTGAGCCACACTATCCGCAATTTAAATTTGCAAAATTAGATAAATCTAAAATTGAGTCAATCTTTGAAATCTTTAAAAAGATGGTGGATAAAGACAAAGTTAGCGATGAAGTGGTTAAACAAGTTGAAGATGAAGTCGCAAATCAGTTAGGTTTTCAAATTGAGAATAAAAAGCAGTTGAATTTGAGCGAAAATGAACCTGCTACTAAAATAGCACCACCAGATAAGCACTTTTCAAACTTAGACAAGAAGTGGCAAGACATTGAAAATCGTTTTTTAGACCAAAGCCGCACGATTTTTAAAAGTGTGGCGAAAGATATTAAAGAAACGGGTAAAATTGAACTTTCGAAAGAATATAAAGATTTGCTAATTAGAACCTTTAAACAAGCCTACACTGAAGGCAAGATTTTTAGCGCTAATCGTGAAGGGCGAAAAGCAGGTAAAGATTCGCCGGAATTTTCTAAAAACGCAAAAGAATATATAGATTGGATTTTTGAAAAGCAAGAAAATGACTTAAAGCAATTCTTGGAAAGTGAAAACTGGAACGACACCCTACTTGCTGAAGATTCGAGCGATTTTTTGCGGGATTTGGCGACTGGTGTGCTAATTGAGAGCGTGATAAGCTGGTTTTTGAAACGAGCTAAGCCCACAGCAAGTTATTTAGTTGGTCGAGGTGTGAACGCTGGGATTTATAGCGATTTTAGACCTGATGATTTGATTGAATATTCAGCAATTATTGACGGACACACTACCGCTGGTTGTTCGTATTTGAACGGCAAAAGGATGACTTGGCAAGAATGGCAGAAAAACCCTGATATGATTCCACCACGCCATTTTGGCTGCCGTGCAACTTTGGTGCGAGTGGTTGAAGGTGGCGATGAAAGCGAAAATCCGGTGAACAAAAAGCTTTTGGAAAGAAAAGATGATTTTGTAAAAACACCAAAGGGTGAGTTAATCGCTCGTGGTGAATTGGATAAGGACGAAACTAAAAAAGCAGGATTAGCCAGAATCCGCAACGAAGAATTTGTTTTGCCAAATAAAACTAAAATTCCGCCGCAATTGGCCTTGAGTGGAACGAACCCAAACTACAACAAAGCTCGAGAGTATCAAATAAACTGTCAGCGATGCGTTCCTACTTATGAAATGCGAAGAAGGGGTTACGATGTTGAGGCTTTAGGGAATCTGCGAGGTTCGGTAAAGTTGGGAAATGATCAGAAGATTCTAGAATTATGGGGTGCTTCTGATAAAGACTTTATCAAAAACTATGTAGAATTTTCTTCGAGAAACGAGTTAAAATACTCTGACGGCTCAAAGGATAATTTGAATAGGATTATTGAAAATATTGAACCTAATAGTCGTTATCAAATAGCTTGGCATTGGAAAGGTAAGAATAGCGGCCATACATCAGTGTTAGAAAAAACATCTAAAGGTGTCTTTATTGTTGATCCACAGACTGGAAAAATATATAAAGCAAAAGAGTATCTGGGAAGAGATCTATTCACAAAAGTAAGGCTTTTAAGAATTGATAATCGCAAAATTAATGAAGATATGCTAAAATTGATTATGAAAGGCAGAAGATGATTGAAAAAATTCTAGAAGAAATAAAAAATGAATTTAATAATGCCAATGCTAAATATCTTGGTGAATTTGAGGGTAAATATTGTATTTCGCTTTTTTATAAAAATGAAGAGTGGGGTGGATATAATACTTTTTATAGATTATATGATGAAAAAACCGGATTACTCGTTGAAGAAAGCGATGCCGAACCACAGCTCGATGACGATGACAACCTACG